ACCTGTACTTCCTTGAGTACCAGTATTTCCTAATGTTCCCTGTACTCCTTGGATTCCTTGTAAACCTACAGATCCTTGAGAACCTACTATACCTTGTATACCTTCAATTCCTTGTATTCCTTGGGCACCTGTATTTCCTGTTATTCCTTGAATCCCTTCTAATCCCTGAAGACCTATCAAACCTTGAATACCTAGAGTACCCTGAGTTCCCACAGTACCCTGCTGACCAGTAATTCCTTGACTACCTTGGCTACCTAAAGTTCCAAGAATACCTTGTGTACCTTGAACTCCCTGTAAACCTAATTCTCCTTGTATACCTTGAGTACCTTGTAAACCAGTACTACCTTGAGATCCTGTTGCACCTATTGCTCCTTGAGATCCTGTAACACCCTGAGAACCAGTACTTCCTGTTGTTCCTTGGCTTCCAGTATCTCCTGTACTACCCTGTATTCCAATAAATCCTTGAGATCCCGTACTACCTGTTGTTCCTTGAGATCCAGTATTTCCAACTGTACCTTGAACACCTTGTAGACCTTCTGTACCTTGGACTCCTACTGAACCCTGGGAACCAACCGTTCCCTGGGATCCTGTAGTTCCTTGATTACCAAGAATACCTTGAGTTCCTTGTGCTCCTTGATTACCAGTTAATCCAGTTGAACCTTGAGTTCCTAATGCACCTTGTGAGCCTGTGGATCCTGTTGATCCCTGACTTCCTGTATTACCTATTGTTCCTTGGGTACCTACTTCACCTTGAATTCCTTGAATTCCTTGTGCTCCTGTAAGTCCTTGAGTTCCTAAAGAACCTTGTATACCATCATTTCCTTGTATACCCTGTAGTCCGGTTGTGCCTTGCACACCTTGTACACCTTGATTTCCTAATAAACCTTGTGTGCCTTGAATACCTTGCAAACCTTGTAGACCAACAATACCTTGACTTCCTGTATTACCAGTAGTCCCTTGAGGCCCTGTAGTCCCTTGAACCCCTTGAGAACCTAATGCTCCTTGGGATCCAGTTGTACCAGTTTGTCCTTGTGTTCCGGTTATACCTTGTGAACCAGTAGAACCGGTGGTTCCTTGAGAACCTGTGTCTCCTTTTAATCCTTGGGCACCAACAGTTCCTTGAGATCCTGTGGATCCAGTTGCACCTTGTGATCCTGTTACACCTATTTGTCCTTGAGCACCAACTAAGCCTTGAATTCCTTGTAAACCAAATGAACCTTGAATTCCCTGGATACCCTGTACTCCTTGAGAGCCAACAGCTCCACCACTACACACCCAGTCTACAATATTATTGAGACTCTGTGCTACCGTAGTATCTTGTGCTATTACTGTAGTACCTTGACATACAATATCAGCACCTGTGTATACAACACAATCTGCATCAAAAGATTCTGCACACTTTTCTTCATCACCACATCATATTAATCTTCTAAATTTAATACAAAGTCTTTTGGCTCACCTAAAATAGGTAATAATGATTCATGATACAAAATAAAATACACCTGATCTTTCTCAGAATATTCATATGCTGTCCATGATTGGGTTGTATCTTCAGGTCTTATAGGAAAACCATAATGATCATTAACCATATCTACAGCTGCTATAGCTTCAATTTCTTCTGTGTATGTGTATCCCTTAAAAACCATAATATGTTCTAATGTTATTTTCAATACCTACCCTATCTGCAGACATCACTGATGGATATAAAATTAATTCTCCATTATTTCCATCAAAACTTTCACCAGCAGTTCTGCTTCCACCATAAACATTACCCATTGTAGTAGCATCATACCTACCTCCTGAAACAGGTGAAGGTCCATTACTAACACCATTTAAAAATACTTCTAAAGATGATGTTGCTCTTAAAACAGAATGTACATAACTTGTATTTGCTGTATATGCAGGCCCTATATCTACTGCTGGAGTACCCGTTGTACCAAAGGCAACTGACATTGATGTTGCATCTCCATTAAATCTAGTAAACTGACCAATTCTGGTTACAAATTGATCTTGTTGAAATAATATCCCATCAACTGTAGTAACTGTTGGTATAGCCATTGCAAATGTAGAAAATACACCAGTAGGATTAATAACTTCTAAAGAAGCAGCAGCAGTTGTATTCATTTTAGTTGCTCTTACTGATTCCCAGAAAATGTAATACTGTCCACCACTTACACCAATTAAGGGTTGTAACAACGCTGTTGTTTGAACTAAGTCAGAATTTGCAACTGGAGAAGCAGCCTGATTATACCATCTTGTAATATAACCAGTGTCACTTCCTAAAAAAGTAGTTAAAGCTGTTGTGTCTAAATCTTCACCAACAAAACCAATATTAGTAGTTGCATTATCAGAGTCTCTTCTTACTTCAAAAGCAAATCCTGTATAAGCATCTCTCAACTTTCTAACAGAATATCCTAATGTAGCTCCAGGATAAAGATCTAATAAATATGCAGGAGGTGCTACACTAGACTGTATGTCAATGTAGTTACCCCCAGTCCATCCTGGAAATATTTTGGTAAATATCTTAACAGGCATGTTATAATGTTGTGTAGATAATTAATAGTTCAGCTCCTGATGTTGTAGTATTATAAGCAAATGCATTAGCTGCAAAGTAGTTATTTAAAACTCCTGCATCAAAATTGATTGTTTCTCCTGGTTTAAGTATTACTGTGTTTACAGTTGCATTAGCTGTACCTACATTAGAAAAAGATATACTAAATATATTAGCATTAATAGTAGTTGCACCACCAGCTGTACGTATAATATTTGGTACTCTTGTTTGAGCAGTTAATTTAGTAACAGTATCTGCTGTATTTGTTTCTACATCAACAAGAGTTGTTTCTGTAGCCACATCTGCAGTGTTAAGATTAATGTTGGTTACAGCACTTAAAACATCTTGTTGTGTAACTTCTAAATTAATACCAGATGTATTACTTGAAATAGTTTGTGCTTCACTTAAAATATCTTGAACTTCACTTAAAACACTTTGTTGAGTTGCTTCTAATGCAATTCCAGTAGTATTACTTACAATTGTAGTAACTTCAGTTAATACATCTTGTTGTGTAGCTTCCAATGCAATTCCTGTAGTGTTACTTACAATCTGAGCCAAATATGTATTTGGATTGATGTAAACTAATGGAGCCACTGGAGTTCCAGGTGTATTTGAACCAGCTGCATAATAGATAGGTGGGTCAAAAGTCTGTGTATCAGAATTAAAAATTCTAATCTCTAACCAAGTTACATCATTTGCATCTACAACAATAGTTGCTTCATAATCTTGACCATCTTGTAATAAGTTAGCAATAAGGGTTAATAAACCTTCTACTTGGTCAGTATTAGCATTAATGGCTTGAAGCTCTGCTAATGATAAACCCATTTGACTACAAACACAATCTAATCCTTGCAGTGATTTTAATTGATACGGAAAGTTATTTCCTTTATTACCGTAATCTTTAGTATTTCCAATTGACATATCTATATAATTTAATAAGGATGCTACACACTATACATTATAATATACTAAAAATAATTGGTATAACCAAAAAACCCCGGATGTTTCTTCCAGGGTCTTTTTTTTCTAGAGTAATATTATGCTATAATAATGTAGTGTACTTTAATAACATTGTTTAATGCATCTGTACCCGCTGCATTACTAAGTACTACTTTGAAAGATCCTGCTGCAATATCAGCTACCCCTACTACAGGAATACCAGTTGCTGCCTCATCATACTGAACAGATACTAAAATCTTAGATCCAGCAACTACATTTGGGTTAGTTACTGTAAATGATGTTCTAGCATTAGCTGCTAAGGTAGAGGAAACTGTAGTAATAACCCCATTAAGGGCATTAACAGTAACTCCTGTTGTAATACTTGTACCTTGTGTTACATTTGCTGTACTGTACAAAGTTTGCAATGGTGCAGCATTAACTGCAAGTGGTAAATAACTATCATCACGTGAAGGATCTTTTGCTCCTACAGCAAGTAAGTTAGTTACATCGGTTGGTAAAACTGCACGGTACTGACCGGCTTTGATCCAAGAAATAAAATTTAAAACATCCATAACTATTTGTATTATGAGTGCTCTGTTATACGCACTCTGTTAATTGTAGCTTGTTCAGAAGTATCACCTAATAACACAGCAAAAATAATATATAAATCTACAGTAGGATCAATTGTTACTTCATCTCTAAAGTTACTTGTAAATGTAATATCATTTGTAATTTGCTGAAGAAAATTATAACCATAAATTTTATTACCAACTTTTTGAAAATCTCTCTCATTTCTAAGCCATCCACCATCTGCTGATTGATTAGCACCAGTAGCAATTCTTGTTGCACCTACTAATGAATTAGAGGTATTAACATAAATTTGTGATTGGACTACATTAAAACCTGTACGATAAACACCCCATGATGTTTGAAGAACACTGTTTGTAGCAAGTGTATTTGCAGGAACTAAAATACTTCCTGAAATATATGGTGTTAAAGTAGTACCCCCTGTTACAACAGATCCTTCTGGAATTGCACCAATAGCTTTAAATCCTGAAATATTAGGTCCGGGTACACCTTGAATACCTTGAAGTCCTTGAGCCCCCTGTGCAGCTAATAATGCCCAGTTAGTTGTATCTAAATCTGGAGTTGTTGTACCAGATGTAGCGTTAATACAAAAGTAAGATGCTCCACCATACCCAACTGCATCGTCAGCAACATATGCAGTACCTGATACCCATAAACCTTGCCAGTTTAATCCAGCTGGTCCTACTGCACCATTTGCTCCAGGAACACCTTGTGCACCAGTTTGACCTGTTAAACCAGTTAAACCTGTTGGACCTGCCGGTCCTGCTGGTCCTGTACCATACTGATTTACAAAGTCTTGTACTGTGATAGCACCAGATAAGTAACCATCATCTCTTCTACTATCTTTTAGACCTACTGCTAAAAGTGTTTTATTAGGATCTACTGTAGTAACTTGTCTACCGCCTTTAATCCAACTTATAAAATTTAAAATATCCATGGTAATTTTTTTTATATATATACACTATAATATACAAAAAATATTTGATAAAAAAAAATCCTCAGCCTGTATTCTGAGGATTTTTAAATTTTCTAGTAAATGAGGTACAAAACTAGAAGTATTTTAACCACATAAATACCCTACAAAAAATGATGTTAGGATAATCAAAGCAATAGCTACATTACTCATTAATCTAGCTTGAGGATCTTCCTCCCATACATGATGTGTATGATTATAAAAAGGTTTAGTCAAATTAATTGATGATATCCAAAGAAATGCTATAAAAATTACCAACATTCCCCAACCTATTGCTTTCAATATTAGTATCATAGTGAGTCGATTCGTTTTTGTAAATATACTAAAGCTTTTTGTAAATCTTCTTTTTCTTTAGATTTATTTTTCTTACCAGCTCTAGCAACATACTTGATTACATTACCAAGATAAAAGTCTTTGTCTAATCCCCATGCTTCAAGTACGTTAAAAACCTCAAAAACATTATCCTGACCACCATAGTGTTCAGGTCTTAATGCATTTGGGTCAGGTAATTCTACAATACGATCTTTGTAATCCTTACAAAACATATTGGCTGTACTAGTAGATTGGTTAAAACTAGGAGGGATGCTTCCTGTTTGTGTTACAGGATATCCCAATTTTTTCCAATCTTCATCTGTGATATTAACCATGGCTACCAAATAATTACAACATCTCCTTCGTTAAGGACAAACTTCATTGAACCATCAATCTCAATTCTTTCAACAACTTCCAAGTTTAATGCAGCTGTACGGATATACACGATATCTCCAGCTTTAACATCTTCTACTTTGTCTCCAACTGCATACACAGTTAACTTGTTCCACATCTTCATAGCCTCAGCCATGATGTATTCTTCATCTTTCTCAGATAACTTAATTGCTGATTCTTTTCTTACAGGCATATCAACTAAGATAGTTCGGCCTCTTAACATTTTAAATTCTCTCATTACTTATTTTTAAACGTGATTACTTTTACTACTGCCATCTGTGCACTTACTAGTTCTCCTACTGCATGGTCAAATAATAAACTTTTAATTGGGGACTTACCATCCTCATCATATGCTTCTAACATAAGGTTAGCTGCTTCAGCCATAAGACTTTTTACTTTAGCCACCTTATCATCATTTGAAGGATTGAACTCAACCCCTACTAATAATTCTCCAAAAGATAAAATCTTTGTTTCTTTGATAATAATCTCTGGTTCTTGTTTATTTACTTCTTCCATTACTCAGCATTTTCGTAAGTTAATTCAAATATATTGGGTTTGCATGCGTAGAATTCCCCTTCTACCCCTTTAATAATATAATCATTTACACTAGCTTTCATATCACCCTCAAGAGTATCAATGTACAAATCTTTTACAACACCATGACTAGTGAAGTAACAGCTTTTGCAAAAATTCATAACTTCAAATTGATTCTTGCCATCCCATTGCACAGCCTGTATAACAACTGGCTTTTTTCTATAGGACTTAGGCATCGTATTGAGTTATCTCTTTAGTAGCTTCATTTCTATGATTAGTCAACAAATCAAATTTAATTTGTTCAAGTAATCCAATCAAAGTTATTGCAGGCATGTTTGCTTTTTGACTGTTGATCTCAATTTCTATCCCATCGTTCTCGTGTACATGCACGGCAAGGATTGTTATTTTTTCTGACATAAGACATTGGTTTTTACAAATATAAAAACTTTTTTTGTTTAAACTAAAAACCTATAAAAAAGTTTTTTCTAAATCTAATACTTTCTGAGATCTTTGTTTTATAACTTTTGCAGGAGAACCAAACAACACAGAAAAAGGTTTGAAACTTTTTGTAATAAGACAATTGGCTCCAGCAGCTACTCCTTCCTCTAACGTCACTCCCGGTAATATCACACTACTAGCTCCAATGATTACATGTTTTTCTAAAGTAACAGGTTTAGATATAACATTTCTGTACTCAACAGGCGTAGTAGGATTAGTTAAATAATTCCCGGAATAGTCATCAGTGGATGAATATATAGAAACCCTAGATGATAGACCAGAAAAGTCTTTCATAGTAATCTTTTCTGCACCTATCAATAGACAATAGCAGGCAATGTGTACATAATCTCCTATTACTATTCCTTTTTCACCAGCAGATAAAATACAGAAATCATCTATTCTAACATTGTTACCTATTTCAATATTGCTTGGGTTATATAGACTAGTCTTCTTCGATAGGAGGACATTGGAACCAAAGGACTTGAGTCCTAACTTCCCTAATTCAGAAACACTATAGTACATACACAGGATATTTTGATAGATCAGGATAACACAATTCTATATCTGCATTATCTTTCTTACTACCATCTTGATTATAAAATTGGCTCATTTGTTGAATACCTCTAGCTGCTAGTTCTGGTATCATGTAAAAGTTCCATCCTAACATAGTAAACTCATCATCATGATAAGAGCATTCATTTCTTCCACTGAACCTAGCTTTTTTAAACCACGCATATGCTGCAGGATCATCAGTAAGTATTGCTCCTCCTTTAGATAACTTGAGATGTTTGTGAGCTCCGGTAAAAGATAAACACATATGTGTCCCCGGCATATACATATCTGCAGTAAATCTTAAAGCTGAATCCCAAACTTTTGTTGGTTTCAATTGATATGCTCCTTTGAATCCACCTTCTATAAATTTTACTTTTCCACCGGCATGAATAATCTCACAGGGAACAGAAGGATATGTTTTTGATGGTATAGAAACTTCTATGTCTTTAATACCATCATACA